GCAAACTTTAAATTATTTTATCGTTCTAGCGTTGGCGCAACAACTATTCAGTCTGTTGACATGTCACCAAGTGTGTTTACTGCAGCCAAGGCTGTTTCATTCACTATTCAAGAAAGTATAACTGGATCGGCAACTTTAGCTAATCCAGTTACTATTGCGTTTACTACCGCAGGAGCGGCAGGCGGTTCTCTTGACGCTGAAACACTAGTAGCAGAAATTGGTAGTTCAGGGTTAGTTAACATTAGCGCAGAATATGACGCAGCCACAGGTAAAGTAACAATTAGCCATAGACAGGGCGGCGACTTTAGAATGGTCGATACTAGTGCCGCTGGCGCTGAATTATCACGTTTGTTTACATCTTATTATACATCACCTGATAATGCTGGCCTAGCAACACGTAACCTTTGGAGAGATCCTAGCGATCCTGCTGATAACACTAAGTATCTAGCAAGTTTATGGTCATCAACTGTTATTAGTACTGCCGGTTCACGTATTGGCTTTGCTAACGCAAGTGCTGATGCTCCGTCAACTATTCCAGCTAGTGGTAAGTTATGGTATAATTCAATGATCGACGAAGTTGATATGTTGATTCATAATGGCACAACATGGGTAGGTTATGGTAACTACGATCAAACTGCGCCAGGCGGTGAGGCGACTGATCCTAACGGTCCGATTGTTAGCGCAACCCGCCCTGCTGTACAAAGTGATGGCACTGCGTTAGGCAATGGCGATTTATGGATTGATACTAGCGACTTAGAAAACTTTCCAAAGATTTATAAATTTAACTATGTAACTAAGAAATGGATATTAGTTGATAATTCAGATCAAAGTTCAGAAGACGGTGTTTTATTCCGTGATGCTCGTTGGGGCGTCGATGGCGGCACTTCAGCTATGCCTACAGACAGCACTATTACTGAGTTGCTAACTAACAATTTCTTAGACTTTGATGCTCCAGATCCAGCACTATATCCAAAAGGTATGTTGCTATGGAATCTACGTCGTTCAGGATTTAACGTTAAGCGTTTTGTACGTGATTACGTTAATGTTGAAGCTGACAACAAGCGTCTTGCTGGTGACCCGTCAATGGCTGAATACTATCCACATCGTTGGATAAGTGAAGCTGGTAACCAAGAAGACGGTTCAGGTACATTTGGTCGTAAGGCACAACGTAAAGTTGTTATTCAAGCTCTACAGGCGCTGGTTAACGCTAATCAACAAATCCGCGATGAAGAGTCACGTGTGTTTAACCTAATTGCTTGCCCAGGATACTCTGAGCTTGTAGGTGAAATGGTTTCATTGAACTACGATCGTGGGTTAACAGCGTTTGTTGTCGCTGACACTCCGGCACGTTTAACACCGGATGCTACTTCATTAAGCAACTGGGGCAACAACGTTAATGGCGCATTAGAAGATAACGACCTCGGTCTTGTATCAAGTGATGAATACTTAGGATTCTTCTATCCATGGGGCTTTACAAGTGACAACATTGGTAACAACGTTGCTGTTCCTCCAAGCCACATGATGCTACGTACTATTGCCCTAAGCGATAACGTTGCTTATCCATGGTTTGCTCCGGCTGGTACACGTCGTGGTGGTATTACTAACGCAACAGCAGTTGGTTATATTACTAGCGAAGGTGAGTTCCAATCAGTAGCATTAAATAACGGCCAACGTGATACGTTAGCAAGCATTAAAGTTAATCCGCTAACATTTATTACAGGTACAGGCCTAGTTAACTACGGTCAATATACTCGCGCTAAAAATGCAAGTAGTTTAGATCGTATTAACGTAGCACGTTTGGTGATTTATCTACGTAGACAGTTTGCTCAGTTAGCTAAACCATACGTATTTGAACCAAACGATACCATTACACGTAACGAAATTAAGGGTGCAGCAGAAAGCCTATTGTTAGAATTAGTAGGACAACGTGCGCTATACGACTACCTAGTAGTGTGTGATACAAGTAATAACACTCCGGCTAGAATTGATCGTAGTGAACTATATCTAGACGTTGCTATTGAACCAGTAAAAGCAGTGGAATTTATTTACATTCCATTACGCTTGAAGAATACTGGCGAGATCAAGGGTCTAGGTTAATATAAACGGAGCATAAAAATATGTCAATCGCATCATTATCAAGATTTACAGTTCCACTAGCATCAGGACAATCAGCTGCCTCACAAGGCATGCTGATGCCAAAACTGAAATATCGTTTTAGAATTCAGTTTGAGAACTTTGGCGTGTCTGCTGGTACTACCGAACTTACAAAACAAGTTGCAACAGCAGTTAGACCAACTGTTACATTTGCTAACCAAACTATCGACGTATACAACTCAAAGATTAACTTTGCTGGTAAACCGGTATGGTCTACTATAGCAATCAAATTACGTGATGACGTAACTGGTGCTGTTAGCAAGCTAGTCGGCGAGCAATTACAAAAGCAGTTTGATTTCTTTGAACAAAGCTCAGCTGCATCCGGCGGAGACTACAAGTTTACCATGCGTATTGAGATGCTAGACGGCGGCAATGGCGCCTCTGCTCCAACAGCATTAGAAACTTGGGAGTGTTATGGTTGCTACATTACAGTTGCTAACTATAACGCATTAGACTATTCAGTTCAAACACAGGCGGAAATTGATATCACAATCCAGCCAGATAACTGTATTCAAGTAGGTGCCACTGCTGGCGTAGGAACAGCTAACTTTAAACAAACTCGCAGTACAAACATCACCGGCGGTGGTGGTCAGTTAGGCGGTTAATTAAATAAAAAACCCACTCTGGTGGGTTTTTTATTGACAGATAGTTAACTACGCAGTTTATTTTTTAAATAAATATTATTATGGCCTTTACACCTTCTCAATCTTTAAACGGTTCTTTAGATGTTAATCTAAAAGATTATCAGCATGCCGCACGATTGTTTGTTGACGATCAGTTTAGATTACTACCAAAAACAAAATTTCTTTATCATGTGTCGTTCAGCATCAACGAAGCAGCCCTAAAAAGTATTGATCTAGTTCAACGACATCGAAACGAAATTAATATGTTAGTTAAGAGTGTAGATCTTCCTAATTTTACTATCAATACAGAAACACTTAATCAGTATAACAGAAAAAAGAACGTAGTAACAGGCCACAAGTACACTGCGGCAAACATTAAATTTCATGACGACAACATGGGGTTAATTAATCAACTATGGCAAAATTACTACACATACTACTTTGCCGACAGCACATCAGCAAAGACTGCCGGTGCTTATAATCGAACAGCGACTAAGAATTTTAATTACGTTAAGACGGCATACGGATTTGACAACGGCAGTACTTTACCGTTTTTTAATTCAATTACAATTTATCAAATGGCAAGACATGAATATGTAAGCTATACTTTACAAAATCCAATTATAGCTAGTTGGAATCACGGTCCGTTAGATTCTTCCAATCAGGCGTCGCACGACAACAGTGCTACAATTATGTTTGAAGCAGTGGCGTACGGTAATGGTATGGTAACCGCTGATGATCCTCCGGGATTTGGTTCAGAACATTATGATCAAACACCAAGTCCACTAAGTGGCGGCACATCATTAACCGCAAGTCCAAGTTTTGCATCTAATGCAAGCGTTCAGGGTAACGCTCAATCTTTTGTTAACAATTTAACTAGTACAATTAACGGATATCAAAATTCACAAAATTTACCCTCAGCACCTGCCACTAGTTCAGCTAGTAGTTTGTTAAACACAGTTCAACAAGGTGTTAGTGGAATACAGGGCATTGCGTTTCCAATAGCAAATGCTGTCAGCAATACAGTAACTGCAACAAAAGTTATTCTAGGATTATAACATGGCAATAAATTTACCAAAATCTACAGCAGGGGACAGTGGTGTCGAAGTTCGTCAATTTTTTGATAAATTTTTTGTTAATCAAATAAGTTTTCCGAGCAATCAAATTGACGCAGTAGTTGGCTTTTTCTTAAAACATGGGTTTGATCCTGATAGCGCAAGAAGCACTAGTATTGTGTTACTTAATCAAGCAAGAACAGATAACATCAATGTGTTTGAATTGGTGGACACATTAAAAAAACTTAGTGAGATACAATTAAGTCAAGTAGTAGCACAGGTGTTAAACACATATAGAGAAAAAATTAGTCTCTTAGGTTATAGAATTGCCCCGCTAACCAATAACTACGAATCACGTAACATTTTAGTTTAATATGGCCAGCAAATTCGCACGTGGTAAGTTTACTATGACTAACCCCGGCAAATATGTCGGGCTTAAAACTCCTGTATACCGCAGTAGTTGGGAATGGAGTTTTATGCGATTTTGCGACACAAACGAAAGTGTACAAAAATGGGCAAGTGAAGCAATACAAATCCCATACAGAGACCCGCTAACTGGCCGCAATACAGTGTACGTTCCGGATTTTTTTATACAGTATGTAGATAAGAAAAATCGAATGATTGTAGAACTTATTGAAATTAAACCCGCGAGCCAGACGCTAATTGAACGAGTGGGCAAAAACAAGTACAATCAAGCACAGTTTGTTAAGAACCAAGCCAAATGGGCCGCTGCCACAATGTGGTGTAGACAACAGGGTATAAAGTTTCGTATTGTCAATGAAAATGATTTATTTCATCAAGGCGGAGCATAAGTAAAGTATGACTAAAAAACTTGAAGAACTTTTGAATTTGCCTGCTAGTAAAGAACTTATTAAGGCAGAAGAAAAAAAGAAACAAAAAACTGCTGGCGAAAAACCCGATACGTTTTTACGCAGTATGGAAGAATTTGACAAAATTTCAGCTAGTTTGCCCGCAGTCAAGGGACTAGGTGATGCTGCAGATTCAGAGTTTGACGCACTTGCTCAACGTGCTACAGATGCCTATGACGATTTAATGGACTTAGGTATGAATGTAGAAGCACGTTACAGCGGACGTATTTTTGAAGTTGCCGGCGGTATGCTTAAAAACGCCATTGACGCTAAAGCCGCTAAAATTGATAAAAAACTTAAAATGATCGAACTACAGCTAAAGAAAGCTAAACTTGATCAAGATGCTAATCAAGAAGACAATAGTGTTAATATACAGGGTGATGGCTTTATTGTAGCAGATCGCAACAGTTTGATCGAAAGATTAAAGAATATGAAATAAATACAATACTGGGATTACACAATGAAATCATTTAAACAATACGTTATAGAAGGCAAACAAGTTTACGAATTTAAAGTAAAAATTGCCGGCGACTGTCCAAAAGACTGCGCTACTAAGATCAAGCAAGCATTATCTCAATTTAAAGTTGAATCATGCTCAGCAGGTAAAAGCACCCCTATTCAAGAAACACAAGTCGACTTCCCAGATCAAAAGAATGTTGAAGTTACAGTATATGATATTACTACAGCATATCCAGCAACTAGTTTACAAATTCGTGATTTAGTAGCTGACTACTGTAGTGTTGCTCTTGCTAAAATTAAAGTACGCAATTTACTAGAACAAGACGAAGAAGCATTAAATCATGCTAACGATAAACCAACTGGCGAATCATTATTAGAAAAACCATTAGAAGATGTAGATGGTCAAAAATTAGTTGGCGATAAGCAAGTAATGAGTTTACTTAAAGAATTAGGCTCACATACAAAGAAGCTAACACAATACAAAGGTGTTAACGAAAAGATTTTAGCAAAGAAAACTCCGAGTGAAAAAACAGTCAAGGCAGATAAAGTAGCACCTGCGAAGAGCCCGCTTGGTAAGGTTTCAAATCCAGATCCAAGAAAAGGAAAATAATATGAACTTTCAAGATTTATTAGCAAAGATGAAACAGCTTGACGAAAGCGATGTAGTCATGACTGAACCGGTAGACGGCGCAGTTCCTCCAGAAGCATCTACTGAAGTATCGGTTGAAGAATGTGGAATGGATATGATGCCACCGTCTCGTATGGCTGCTCCAAAACAAAGCGATTCAGTAACAATGAACGTTAGTATGAACGGTAGCGGCGCAGGTGGTATCCGTGACTTATTGAATGTATTAAAAGATATTCAAGACGGACCAGAAAGCGAACCGCAACACTCACACGATAGCGAACACGACATTTTAATTGGAGAACCTGAAGAATCGTATGAAGAAGATGTGGGTGCCGGATTTAACGCATCTACAAACAATCCTGACCAAATAACATTAGACATTAATGACGTCATTAACGTCGGAACGCCTCCAAACAGCGGCGATCATCGTCCACGCCAAGCTGGATTGCCTATAGGCAATCCGCACATGCACGAAGGGTTAGTTAAACAACTAGCCGCACATTACGCAGATGTTAAAGGCCGTTAATACTCCTTAACAGCATTATCAAAAGCACTCTTCGGGGTGCTTTTTTTATGTAAATAAACATATGGCAAAATCACTTGACGGCGTCTTAACCAAAAAAGCGCATACTACTGAACGGTTCACAGAAGAGCAGATTAAAGATCTGCTGGCCTGCGCCGACCCCGAAACCGGTTACTTATATTTTGCTAAACATTTCTTTTATATACAGCATCCTGTTAAAGGCAAGATGTTATTTCAACCTTTTGAATATCAAGAAGGGTTACTACACAGTTATCACGATTATCGTTTTAATGTAAACATGCTGCCGCGTCAAAGTGGCAAGACTACTTGTGCGTCAGCATATCTGCTTTGGTTTGCTATGTTTCACCCAGATCAAACTATTCTAGTTGCCGCACACAAATATACAGGCTCGCAGGAAATTATGCAGCGTATTAGATACGGATATGAATTATGCCCTGATTATATTCGTAGCGGTGTTGTAAACTATAACAAAGGGTCAATGGAGTTTGATAATGGATCAAGAATTGTATCGGCTACTACAACTGGCAACACTGGTCGTGGTATGTCAATTTCCCTACTGTATTGCGATGAGTTTGCATTCGTTCAACCAAATATCGCCACTGAGTTTTGGACTTCAATATCCCCGACACTAGCAACTGGTGGACGTGCAATTATAACAAGTACGCCAAACTCAGACGAAGATACATTTGCTAATATTTGGAAAGAGTCACAAGATAAATTTGACGAGTTTGGCAGTGAACGCGAGGACAACTTAGGACGCAACGGGTTCCACGGATTTAGAGCAGAATGGCACGAACATCCGGATCGAGACGACAAATGGAAGTCTGTTGAAATGGGGCGTATTGGTGAAGAACGTTTCCGTCGAGAGTACGGCTGCGAGTTTTTAGTTTTTGACGAAACACTTATCAACAGTATTAAGCTAGCAGAGATGATGGGCAAAGAACCACAATTTAAGATGGGGCAAGTGCGTTGGTATAAAAAGCCAACTCCCGGTAATACTTATTTGGTAGGGTTAGATCCTAGTTTAGGTACGGGCGGCGACTACGCAGGTATACAAGTATTTGAATTGCCTAGTATGATACAGGTAGCAGAGTGGCAACACAACTTAACTATTATACAGGATCAAGTTAAAATTTTTAGAGATGTAATTAGATATATCCAGGACGAAATAAGCCAAGATTACTCCAACAGCATCTACTGGAGTGTAGAAAATAACACATTAGGCGAAGCCGCACTAGTAGTAATTGCAAACTTAGGCGAAGACACATTCCCGGGATTATTCCTTAGCGAACCAGTTAAAAAAGGTCATGTGCGTAAATTCCGTAAAGGATTTAACACTACACACGGTAGTAAAATATCAGCATGTAGCCGCTTAAAATACTTTATTGAACAAGATCAAATGAAGATTAACAGTAAAGCATTGCTAAGTGAACTAAAAACATTTATTGCAGCGGGCGTAACATATAAAGCAAAAACTGGACAACACGACGATTTAGTGTCAGCGTTACTACTAATTGTACGCATGACTGTAGTACTAGCAGATTGGGATCCTGCGGTATTTGCTAAACTTGCCATAGAATCCTCACTAGACGAAGATTGGCAAGCACCCTTGCCTATATTTGTTTCCTCAAACATCTGATAAATATACTATGGAATCTAATTTAGACAAAATTGCGCTCGACCTCTACGGTAAAATACAAACCCGCTTTCCTAACATACAAGTTGGAAACGAATCCGGGGATGTCATTACCAGAAAAAAAGAAATGAACCAGGGTCGATTCTTTGAATTCGAATACAAAGAAAACGGTGAATCATTAGGAACTATTACAATTACGCTCGACGACGATGAAGGAATTGTAGTACAACTTGCCGGTGATTTAGTGGATAAAAAACACCCACGTTGCGGTGAATTTTTAAAAGGTCTTAGAATATTTGCTAAGAAACGTCTATTAAAATATGATGAACAAAATATAGGTAAGGACAGCTTAGACAAGCGTGACTACCATTACCAATCAAAGCCCAAGGAAGAACCAGTTATGCCACAAACTCCTATAATGGAAAATAAGATGTATGGTAACGCTCGCATGAGTTATCAAGACCTAGGCGAAGCAAGACTAGTTGTTAAACACAGTCAACCAGTCAACTTAGATGTTGCCGCTGGCAGAACAATGCACATTGACAGCATTTACATTGAGAACGCACAAGGCGAACGTTTCCGTTATCCGTACAAACATTTAAATGGTGCTCGTGCATTAGCAGAACATATCAAACACGGCGGAACTCCATACGATAGTATTGGTAAACACATTAGTAGTTTAAGTGAAGAACTGGCAAGTCTACGAAAATTTAAAGGTTATGTTAATCGTCAGGCACAAGTTAGCGAAGCAATGGGCAATGTAACTGATCGTGTACTAGATCGTATTGACCAAATTAAAGAAACTATCCACAAGTTACAACGTCCAGCATACTACGAATCATTTGTAGAATCATTTGAAGAACAAGAAGATTTAATGATTCCGGAAGAAGTTAGTAATGACCTAATTAATCGTTTAACAATTCGTACATTCAACGAAGATTTAAAAGCAGTATTTCCATACATTTATAAATTTGTCGACGAATCAGAACTGCCAGTATTGGGAGTAAGTTTTGATGATTTGTTAGATGAAGCAGGCGGTCCGGCACAACAGGTTGTAAAAAAAGAAAAGAAAGTATCCGAGTCTCCAGAAGAGCAGTTTGAATCCTTTATGAATTCAATTGTAACTGAAGATGATCAAGACGAATACGGACAAGGTATTTTTGATCATAATCCAGATGTTAAACAAGCTAACTTAAAAAAAGTAAATCAAATATTTTCCGCTGACAAATTAACTGCCGGAGTTGCTGGCATTAATCTAGAAGAGTTAACCAAGTTAATACCGTTACCTGCGTTTATTGCTAAGATTGAAGAACTAAAACAAATTACAAAAGACAGTACTGATAAAGATGTAACAACTACTATTGAAGTTATCTTAACAGAATTAGCACAGGACAACGAAGAACTTGCTGAAATTTTACAAAACGGACTAATTGATTTTGGCGGTGATAGTGGAGCAGTAGGCGGAGATGAAGTTCCTGCTGCACCACCTGCTCCAGCTGCCGCTCCACCAGCACCAGAAGTGCCACCAGCACCGGAAGTGCCACCAGCACCGGAAGCAATTCCACCAATGGGAGCACCAGCAGAACCGTTACCTCCAGAAGTACCGGCAGCGCCAATTGCTGAAGGTGAAGAAGATGACGCACCGTGGCACAAGCATACTCCACACGATGCTCCAAAGGATACATTTAAAAAGCCAATGAAACCGGGCGGTGAAAAAGACCGTTTGAAAGCATTAATTTATAAAGCAATTAGTAAAGGTGCGACCGGCGACCACACTATGGATTTAGGGTCAAGAGAAATTAAATTACACGATGCAATTAAAGAGTGTGGCATGGACCCAACCGAGTTTGGATTAGATTCAGATGTAAGTGGCACTGAAGAAATGATTAAATTTATTAGCGGATTCTATGATAAAGAATCTGGAGCATTTCCGTTAGGCGCAATGCGTATTAAGATAAAATTGAAAAAAGCGTTTGAAGATGGCATGTTCGAAGGCGCAACAGAAGACGATTTAATTAAGGTATTAAAGTTTATTGATATGAAAGATCCGGGCGCAGGCAAGGCCGATCACGAACACCACGCTATTTTACGACTAGCCGGTGTGTCACATAATGATCGTACAGTGGATGAAGAAGTACCAGATTTTTCTAATATGATGAAAGGCATGGGCGGTGGTGACGTTGATTCGATGTTCAACCAAATGAAATCAATGCCAGGCGCAAACGTTACTAGTACATCATCTTCTAGCGGTAATACTACTAATAATCCAATGGATGCCGCACAATTTGATAAACTACAACAATTGATGAAACAATTTCAAAATGCAAAATTAAAAGTTGGTGATCAAGAATTTGGGATAGATGCTATGAATGATCCGGACAAGATGAGTCAACAAATACAAAAAGGCATTGGGGGTATATTCCAAGGGCTACAAGGACAAATGCCAAACCAACCGGTTCAGCTACCGGGCAATAGTGGCCAAATTAACCCTCAAGATATGATGAAACACTTTATGTCATTGATGCCAAAGAACTAATAAATAAAAAAAAGGATACTGTACCATGAGCAACTTTAACGGACTTTTAAGAAAATATCTCGACATTGTTAACGAGGCAGAATTACGAACACCAGATCAAATTGCTGCATCAGCAGATTATTTAACAGCAAACGACGCAGGACGTAATCCAAACGCAGGACTAGAGCCAGGCGATCCACGTTGGCGCGGCGCACCCCCAGCGGCGGCAGCACCAGCGGCGGCAGCACCAGCGGCAGCACCAGCGGCTCCTGCTAGCCCAATGGCAGATAAGACACGCATGCCAGCATCGGCTGCGCCTAATGCACCGGCGGCGGCTCCTGCGGCTGCGGCTCCAGCGGCTGCGGCTCCAGCTAAGATGGCAGATGGCGGCCCTCCAGCCACTCCTGAACAATTAAAATGGTTAGGTGGCGCCGACCCAACTGATAAGTTTATTCTTGCTAGAATGAGAAGTGCTGTACCAAATGCCCCAGCGGCAGCACCAGCGGCAGCACCAGCGGCATCGGCCCCAGCTATTCCTCAAGCAACGGATCAAAAAGTAAGCGCAGATAGTCAACAAGGACAAATGTTGGCTGCTCAAACTGCCGGAATGGAGGAACCAGCGGCGGCAGCGGCACCTGCGGCAGCGGCACCTGCGGCAGCACCTGCGGCACAACAGGCAGCGAAACCTAGAGTTCCTGCTAAATCAGACCCAGCAGTGCAAAAGATACAACAAGATCTAATCGCAAAAGGCGCAAAGATCAAAGCAGACGGTGTAATGGGCCCAGCTACACAAGCGGCTATGAAACAATATGGACAAGGTGCTAAACCAGCTCCGGCAGTACCAGGAAAGGCGGCACCAGCAGGCGGAGCAACAGGTACTATGGGAGCCAGTGATCCAATGACAGGAATGCCGTATAGTCCTATGGCAGAAAGTGTGTATAGAGAAGATCAAGCACTAGCACGTATTATTCAGTTAGCAAGAGGTTAATAATGAAAACGTTGCGTGAATATATTAATTTAATTAACGAGGCCGATGGTGTAACAAATCCATGGCCTGCTGGGACTCCACATGCGGCAGCATGGGATACAATGAGTCCAGAAGATAAGAAATGGTTAGGCGGTGCTGATCCAACTGACAAATATATTCTTGCTCGAGCACCAAATAAAGGCAAGCCAGTTGCTCAACCAGTAGCACCTGCGGCACCTGCGGCAGTTGCTACGCCTGTAGCAGAACCTACGCCTGTTGTAGCAACTCCATTACCGGCTGCTCCGCAACAGGCAGCAAATCCAAATCCACCGGCTACTCCGACTGCCCCAACTGCTCCAGTAGTAAAACCTCCCGCAGGAGCTCCGAACCCAGTTATGACTTTACAAAATAAGTTAATTGGTCTAGGCGCAAAAATAACAGCAGATGGAATCATGGGACCGCAGACCAAAGCAGCCATGAAAGAATACGGTCTTGACGCAAATGGAAATCCTGTTAAAGATGCAAAAACTGGTCAGCCTGTAACTAATGATAAAACTGCTAACGCAATTATCAAACGTGGAGGAGTTGACCCAACAGAAATTACAAAAGACATGACTGTGGCACAGCAAATTCGTAGCGATCTCGAAGCACAACGAGCAAACACTATGACACCAACTGGTGCCCCAACAACTAAAAATGCCAAAGGCCAAGAAGTATATACAACACAGTCTGGAAAAGAAGTTGTTGTTGGAAGTTTGACTGACAAGCGTAATAAAAATCAAGCAGAATACCAAGCACAGAATCAAGCATTTTTAGCAAAACAAGCTGAAGAAAGAGCTGCCAAAGCGGCAGCTGCATCAGGACAAGGACCAAAGCCAGTAACAGCCCCAGCGGCAGCACCAGCGGCAGCACCAGCGGCAGCACCAGTAACAGCACCAGTAACAGCACCAGTAACAGCGGCAGCACCAGCGGCAGCACCAGTAACAGCACCAGTAACAGCACCAGCCGCTTCAGGCGGAATTCGTCCTGTGGAACCGCGCCCTGTTAATCCAAAAGAAAAACTTGCGTGGGCAAGACAATATGCTCAAACACATAATCCAGACGGAACTCCATTACAAGAAGGTATGAGTCGTTCGGATAAAATACTTTTGGACAAGATGTTAACTATTGCTGGGCTAAGATAATTGGCGTAAAAATATCACATTTAAGGCAAGATTCTTCTTGCTATACTAAATAAAAGCGTGTACAATTACTTGTATGCGCTTTTCTTTTAAGTAGATCTTAAAAGGAAATAAGGCAAAAAGAGCCGCAAGGCAAAAAACATAGGCATATTACAGGAGAAATACTATGGCTACATTAGCAGAAATTAGAGCAAAACTTAAGGCATCCGAAAATAAAGGATCAGACAATAACAGAACAGGTGGAGACAATTCCATTTATGCGTTCTGGAATTTAAAAGAAGGCGACGAATCCGTACTGCGATTCTTACCAGATGGTAACGCCGATAACACATTTTTCTGGGTTGAACGTGCAATGATTAAATTGCCATTCGCTGGAATTAAAGGTGAATCAGAAAGCAAACAAACTATCGTTCAAGTACCATGCGTGGAAATGTACGGCGATACTTGCCCAATCTTATCAGAAGTTCGTGCTTGGTTTAAAGACCCGGCATTGGAAGATATGGGTCGTAAGTATTGGAAGAAACGTAGTTATATTTTCCAAGGTTTCGTCGTTGAAGACGGACTGAAAGAAAAAGAAACAGCAACAAACCCAATCCGTAGATTTATTATTGGTCCTCAGATCTTTACATCAATCCGTGCGGCATTGGTTGATCCAGAGTTGGAAGACTTGCCAACAGATTACGTACATGGTATTGACTATCGTATGAAGAAAGGTTCAAAAGGCGGATACGCTGATTACTCAACTTCATCATGGGGTCGTCGTGAACGTCCATTGAGTGATGATGAACAAGCCGCTATTAAGCAACATGGTTTGTTTAATTTGAACGACTTCCTACCTAAGAAGCCAAGTGAAATTGAGCTTAAGGTTATGAAGGAAATGTTTGAAGCATCAGTTGATGGCGAACCATACGATATGGAACGTTGGGGTCAATATTTCAAACCAGCTGGCATGAGTCAGAACACTGGTGATCCACAAAAAGCATCAACTCCTAAGGCAGCACCTGCTCCTACACCGTCAGCAAGTGACGACTTTGATGACGAACCTGCGGCAAAGGCAGCACCTGCTCCTGCGCCACAAGCAGAATCAACAGGCGGTGACAGCCGCGCCCAAGATATCTTGGCAATGATTCGCAATCGTCAGAAGTAAAGCATTACGGCTTGGGCCTCTGTGACTTAGTCATACGCCCAGGTTATCTATTAGGAGAAAAACAATATGGCAACGAAAGCATTCGATCTTTCAAAATTTAGAAAGACCTTGACCAAAAGTATCGATGGTCTAGGTGTAGGATTTAATGATCCTACAGATTGGGTTAGCACAGGCAATTATACGCTTAACTACTTAATCAGTGGTGACTTTAACAAAGGTATCCCTTTGGGTAAGGTTACTGTATTTGCTGGCGAATCTGGCGCAGGTAAGAGCTTTATCTGTTCAGGTAATCTAGTACGCAACGCACAAGCACAGGGCATTTATGTTATTTTAATTGATACAGAAAATGCGCTAGATGAAAAATGGCTACACGCACTTGGTGTAGATACAGGCGAAGACAAACTTCTTAAACTTAACATGGCTATGATTGATGATGTGGCTAAAACCATTCATGAATTCATGAAAGAGTATAAAGAAATGGCAGAGCGTCCTAAAGTCTTATTTGTCATAGACTCATTGGGTATGTTGCTTACCCCTACTGACATTAACCAGTTCCAAGCTGGCGATATGAAGGGAGACATGGGCCGTAAACCTAAAGCACTTACAAGTTTGGTGCGTAACTGTGTTAACATGTTTGGTAGTTATAACGTAGGTATGGTTTGTACAAATCACACATACGCAAGCCAAGATATGTTTGATCCAGATGACAAAATTAGCGGTGGACAAGGCTTTGTCTATGCGTCTAGTATTGTTGTTGCTATGAAAAAACTCAAACTTAAAGAGGATGAGGACGGCAACAAAGTAAGTGATGTAATGGGTATTCGTGCTAGTTGTAAAATTATGAAGACTCGTTATAGTAAACCATTTGAAACTGTGCAAATTAAAATTCCATATGAAACTGGTATGAATCCCTATTCAGGAATGGTCGATATGTGCGAAAAAGCTGGTTTGTTAAAACAAGAAGGCAACAGACTCAAGTGGGTTGATCCAGAGACAGGTGAGGAATTCAAATTCTACCGAAAAGAATGGAAAGATGATAAATTAGATATGTTAATGGCAAAATTTCATATCAAACCTTTAACAACAACTACCATTCCTGAGGAGATAGACGAGAATGTTGAATGAAACACAAATTGGTGACGTATGGTTACTATTCGCTGACTTTATTGACAAGAAAAATCATGAGGCAATCGCAGAACGTTATGTTGATTTGCTAGCAGATTTCGGAGTTCCTGATAAAGTTCTTTCGGCCGCTAGTGGAGTAGATAGCACATTAGATTCTGCTATCGATTATTATCTTGACGAGGAAGATGCCGGGGACGAAGACGACGATTACAAAGAATTGGAGTTTTAATGACTTGGTATACTAAAATTGCCAAAGATATTTCTTATATTCCGGATGCTGTAGATTACTACAATGCCGAATTGCTCGAAGCAAAAGGCGAATGCCGGATTATTGGAAACATTGAAAAAGCCGCGGCAGGAATGCCGGGGGTTGTAGAACAACGGTTTAGTCAGTTACAAGAAATTGAAGCAATTTTAGAATATCTTAACATTGAACTTCGTCGGTTAAAGAGTCAGCATTTTAGAAAATATCTTGAAAACTATCAAAGAGCATTAAGCTCACGTGATTGTGAAAAATTTGTTGAGGGTGAAGCAGACGTAGTTGATTTTGAAAAGATCATTAACGAGTTTGCTTTACTTCGCAACAAGTGGCTAGGTATTACTAAAGCTCTTGACCAGAAACAATGGCAACTTACTAACATTGTAAAATTACGAGTTGCTGGTATGGAAGACGCCACACTATAATCAATTCGCCCAAAAGGTAGACTATAGGCCTTAAATAATATTGAGGCCTATTTTTTTATCTAAAGATTTGACTTTTAAAATTATTCATGTATAATAAAAGTATGACAACAGTTGATCAGATATTAATACAAATTGTAAATTATTCTAGTACTGCTATTGAAGAACTAGTCTCAAAACGAGATGCTAGGATCTTACGAAGTATGGCATCGGCTGTATTATCTTCAAATTTTCTTACTGAAAATCAAAGTAAACTCTTGTTAAGAATTCTTTGTGAAAATCAAGAAAAATTAAAATCAGTTAATGATAATTTAATTGAATTGTTACAAACACCAAGTTGGTCAAAAGCCTTTAGAATGTTTGAGCAAACTAAAAAACTGTACATTAGTAACTCAAACGATGACCTGTTACTAACTGTGGAAATTTCATATTCTAGTTCATTAACAAAAGAAATTGTTAACATTAGTAAGTCGGTGCCAGGCATGACTGCTAGCATTAGTGGCAAAATGTATCATGCCGATCTTACTGAAAAGAATATTGTAACGTTAGTATCAAGGCTAAAAAAATTAGGCTTTGAAATTGACCAAAAAATTCAAAATTACTACGAAACTATCCAGGCATGGACAGAATCTGAAATGCGTGGTCGATTTAAAATCGACACTATTACACACGCAAACTTTCAAAAGCAAATAACTAACGACCTTGGTATACACACACCAATTGACCAAAACATAATTAATGACCGAAGTTTACGATATCAATATTTCAGTGAAAAAAGTGAAAAAATTCCTGAAAATTTGACCGAAACAATTGCCACTAGAATCACCCGGCAGGTGTGGCTTAATAAAAATGAAACAGCGTTATCTGATATTGTTAATAGTCTACATGTCTTGAAAAGATTTCCGTTACTGGTTATTTTTGACAGTAACGATCAAAAAAAATGTCTTGAAGAATTGACAAATTTATCAAAAATCTTGGAAAAAAATGGAATGGTCGACGGCGTTGGAATTTATTTTAGATTAGGTAATGACGGCATTGGTAAAGAATTTAATCAGCTTATTGCTAATAAAAAATATAATTCGCAACTTGATAACACAACTCAGCTAGTCGGAATTGCCAGTGGAAAAATACCAAAATTTCTCCTAAAAACCGACTGGAAGCCAATGAGTGTTATTAGCGTTGGAAGATTGTTACAGCATAATAAAACGTCAGTGTATGCGAATTGTTGCGATTTAATTATTAACTGGTCAGACACACAACCTATTGTAGAAGCGAGAATGGCATGGCAGTAAGATTAATAATTAAAGACGAAGTAAACATAAAATTTGAGAATTTGCCACTCGACGCACGAAAAAAATTAGCCAATACATTTAAGTATGAAATTCCTTACGCACGATATCATCCTGCTTTTAAGTTAGGACGTTGGGATGGAATGGTAAGTTTATTTGGGCTTGGCGGTAATGGATACCTCAGCCAGCTAGAACAAATTTTAACCATTTTAACTAAGCTAGGCATTGGAATTGAGGAAGTTGACGACTTACGTACAACTAGCAAAATTGAATTCAATCCAGTAACTGACACATACTGGGCCGACCAAGGTAAAGTCTGGCCTAAAGGGCACCAACAAGCTGGACAGCCTATTATGCTACGTGACTACCAAGTTGATGCTGTTAATAAATTCCTTGAAAATACACAATCATTACAAGAAATTGCCACCGGTGCTGGCAAGACTATTACTACAGCTACACTAAGTCAGTTAGCTGAAAAGTATGGACGCACAATCACTATTGTACCAAATAAAAGTCTTGTAGAGCAAACAGAAGAAGACTTTATCGCAGTGGGATTAGATGTTGGTGTGTATTACGGTGATCGCAAAGATTTAGGTAAGACACACACTATATGTACATGGCAAAGTCTTAACATTTTAGATAAGAAAAGTAAAAATCACGAACACGATATTTTAACACTTGCCGAATTCCTTGACGGAGTTAAGTGTGTTATTGTTGACGAAGTACACATGGCCAAAGCAGAAGTATTAAAGAACTTACTAACACAAAATCTAGCAAATGCTCCAATTCGTTGGGGATTAACTGGTACTGTTCCTAAAGAAAAATTTGAAAGCGAGCAGATATTTGCCAGCCTTGGTCCAGTAGTAGGTGGAATTAAAGCACACGAATTACAAGGCATGGGAGTATTATCCACGTGTCACGTTAATGTTGTACAACTAATAGATCTACCAGAGTTTAGCAGTTATTCAGATGAATTAAAATATCTTGTTACAGACGATGACAGGATGATTTATATCAGTAAGTTAGTCAAAAAAATATCACAAACAGGCAATACATTAGTTCTGGTCAATAGAATTGATTCAGGTAAATTTTTAATTAATGAGATAGAAGATGCTGTTTTTGTGTCCGGCGAAGTTAAAACTAAGGATAGGAAAGAGGAGTATGATGAAATTAAAACAAGTACTAATAAAATTATCGTCGCAACCTATGGTGTCGCGGCTGTTGGTATTAATATTCCTCGCATCTTTAACTTGGTACTGCTGGAGTCTGGCAAGTCGTTTACTCGAGTTATCCAGAGCATTGGCCGCGGCATAAGAAAAGCAGAGGACAAAGACTTTGTACAAATCTGGGATATAACTAGTACTTGTAAATATGCTAAACGGCATTTAACAGAAAGAAAGAAATTTTATAAAGAAGCTAAGTATCCGTTTACAATTGAAAAAACGGATTGGAAATAATATGTTTTTTAATAAGAATAAAACCATTAAGTTAGAAGCATACGGGCCTGCGCAACAACTAGTAGACTTGTTTCCACCAACTTTAATAAAGAATACATTACCGGATTGGTATGCTAGTATGCCTAAAGGTAAAGACATTAACAATGTAAATCACTGCCTTGGACTTAGAGAGTTGTGCAGTCAAGGCGTTATGTTACCGCTATGGGCCGATTACGAGATAGACCTTTCTCCGTCCGGTATTAGTGGTATAAGGTGGCCGTCAGATAACAACGGAACTAGTCGAGCAGAAACTCATCCAATTGATGAGCAAGTACCGGGCGCATGGCCCGGATACGTTAATGTTAAATTTACAAGCCCATGGTTGTTTTATTGTTCCGAGCCAATTCAATGGATATGGACACAACCAGCATGGCATCAACCAGACCCACAAAATTTTACAATAGTTCCAGGCTCAACAGAATTCAAATATCAAAATCAAACAAATATTAATACTATTTGGAAATTAGGCACTGAACGTACAGAAAAATTAAAAGCAGGTGCGCCAATGGTTCACTTAATTCCAGTAACAGAAAAAACAGTAGAGTTAGAAATTGGTTTCATGACTAGCGCAATTTATGCGGCAAAGTTTGCCCGATGGAATTATGCGTTTACTAAACCCTATCAACGGCTACGACAAGATTTTAAAAAACGAGAACAATAAATGCAAATATTAACATTAGATAACCTAAGATTTTCACTCAACAATCTACCAGATGAAGTTGACGAAAACACTAGATTCGCAGTACTAGACAACAGTGATCCAAAAGAACCAGACTTCTTCTTTATGCCATTGATATTCTTAGAAAGCTTCAATGCTCCGGCAATGGTATTACGTATAGGCGATGATGAAGTTACTATGCCAATTGATTGGTGTATTGCTGTAGGAGATAGTAGTGCAGCAAGCGATATTGAAATACTTCCACTTACTAGTTTAAATGACAGAGGATTTGAAGCACTAATTTTTAATCCGCTAAGTTCATTTAGGGTAGAGTTTAAGAAGATTGAAATTGTAAATTTCTATAATGATGTTAAATGGTATTTTCCAAAAATGAAAAACGGCCAATTACTTGCGGTGCCGACTAACGGTGGTGAAAAACCTAATTGCGCTTATTTTGTAAAAGAGATTAGCCGCCAGAGCGAAATTATACAACTAGATAAAATCTTATAATAAAGGAAATATTATGACATTAAAAATTGCGTACTTTCAACCAGTCATTTTAGCCATTGACACTGTTCCGCCTGTAGAGTTTAGTAAAATTTATTCGTTAACTGAAAATTTACATAGTCATAAAGAATTAGATGATAGTCATAACCCATTGTCTAATATTCGAGGTGGTCAACAAATACAGGTATTTCCTAATAAACTTGATGTAGATGTTAATTGGTTAACTACTTGGTTAGAATCAATTTGCCTAGGATACATGGAAATAATAACATCTCAAAGCGGTGTTGATGATTTAAAATTATGTAAACCGGTAATTACTAGTGTTTGGACTATTCGTCAAACTCAAGGCAATTATCAAGAAATGCACAGCCATCCAGGCGGACATATTAGCGGTAACATCTATATAAGTGCTCCTCAATTAGAAGAAGGTAGTCCATCATCTGACGGTCAGGTATTATTTAGATTATCTCAAACTCGAGATGTTACTAAGTTTATTATGACAGACACATGGAAATATACACCAGAGCCAGGCACAGTTGTTCTGTTCCCTAGTCACATACCGCATACTGTATTTCCATGGAAGGGCACCGGCTATCGAACAGTACTATCATTTGATGCCAGGTTGCTGCCAAAGGAAGAGGTAGTTAAGGAAATACTGAATGGGCAATCTTAAACCTGGTGCTACTTATATCTACGAGCGTGACAAGGGCACTGTTTACGCTCGAGAAAGCGGCGCTGATCCGAGTACAAGGATTGAAATGGGTTGGGAATACGATCCAAGAACAAGTGATGGCAGGCCGTTACGCGATCATATAATGGATAACAAACTTTGGGGAGAAATTCGGCGTGAAGCACGTACCAATATGACTTTACAAAAGGCCATTGATCGTGTTATAATGATATACAAACTATCTAAGGATAAAGTATGAGCGAAAAGATTGAACTAAAAGAAAAGTTGGCGGCAGTTGATCAGAATGTCCGCGAGTTATGGGATGCCATGGATGCCGATCAACAAAAGTCTCTTAAACAAGAGTTCTTTATTCTCAATCGATATATTAGCAACGTACAGAGTCCTAAACGTGAAGTACAAGAGCACTTTGTATTAACAGTTAATGAATATTTCAACAAACATTGGAATAGCTTACAAAAACATCCTAAGCTGTTGTGGATGTTGTTGTGTATGTGTAGCTATAATGGTAGCACTGTATTCTTTCACCAATGGCTGGGTAACAAAAAGAAAACAGGTACTGGAAGCAAAAGATTAAAGTTTTTAACAGAGTTATATCCTAATCGTAAAATGGATGAACTTGAACTTATGGCAGAGATGTCAACTGATAAAGAAGTAAAAGAGCTTGCTAAGAAATACGGCATGGATGACGCAACTATCGCAAAAAAATTAAAATGATGACGACGGTTGAAAATACAAAATCTTACATTTGTCAATACTGTAGCAGTGGCTTTACTAGAGAAAAGACATTGGCTGTTCATGTATGTGAGCAAAAACGTAGAGCACTAGCACGTACTGAAAAACACGTAGTCCTAGGGTATGACACGTATAATAGATTTTATAGAAAAACACAAAACAGTAAACAAGATAAAACATACGACGAGTTTGCGAGAAGTCCCTACTACAACGCATTTGTAAAATTTGGAAGTTTTGTTAGCAATGTTAATCCGCTGTATCCTGAAAGATTCATGGACTATGTGGTCACTAGTAATGTAAAATTGGATCACTGGTGTAGAGACGAATTATACGATCAATACGTTATTGATCTTATTAAAAAAGAAACTGTTGAAACTGCCTTAGAACGTAGTATTAGTCATATGATGGCATGGGGTGAATCAAACAATGCTGTTTGGAATCATTATTTTCATTATGTCAGTTTAAGTCGTGCGTGTTATGATATTAAAGATGGAAAGATTAGTCCGTGGTTAGTATTAAATTCTAGTTCAGGCAAGGCAATGTTAAAGAAATTTAATGACGAACAGTTGTCTGCTATTAATGTTATAATGGATGTACCGTTCTGGTTAAGTAAATTTAAAAGACTAGCAAGTGATACAGATCTTGTTAAACAGGTAGTTAAGGAGTCAAATATATAATGCCAGATATTGACATTGATTTTGCTGATCGCACAAAAGCTCTAGAGGTATTTAAACACGTCACTGCGGCTATTGACGACAATGGCACTTTTAAAAAGCACAATACTGGCGTATATTGTACTAGTGTGCCGTACAATCCTATTACAGGACTAAGTACTATAGATTATAAAGAAGCAGAAGATCGTGGATATTTTAAGATAGACTTCCTTAACGTAAACGTATATGACGGCGTTAAAGACAGACAGCATTTACTAAAATTAATGAGGACTGAACCACTATGGGATTTACTCTTGGAAGACGACTTCGTGAACAATTTGTTCCACGTGAATGGGCATGGTTCTATTCTAAGACAGATGGCACCAAACACTATAGAGAAGTTGGCAGCAATACTAGCAATGATCAGGCCTGCGAAACGTTATCTGATTGGGAAAGATTGGAATACGGTGATGACAGAGATCTGGACGAAACCAGAGAACGATGAATACTATTTTAAGAAGGCGCATGCCATTGCCTACGCTCACGTTATTGTAATACAGATGAATCTAATTTGTGAGCAACTAACATGAAACAATTAGGAATTTTTGGTGATAGTTATGCCGAGCTGCACGACACCAAGACCCCAACGTATGCTACTGGGTGGACCTATAAACTTTGGCAAGAGTACGGCAGTGACTGCGGCGTTCATGCTGGCGCAGGGTCAAGTAACCCTTATAATTTTAGACAATTTTTAGAGCATCATCACAAATATAAACAAGTTGTTTTTATAGTAACAAGTTTACACAGGGTATCAATCCCTGTTAACGCTACAAATAAAGAAACAGGCGAATTAGAAATGTTAAATCATTTTCCTAATATAAGCAATATTGAATATTTTATAAAAAACTACGATGTTGAAGATAATCTTGCTAAAAAGATACTGGACTATATGGTTTATATTTCATACCCATTAGAACAAAATTTAAAAGATGCACATATGGCATCGATCCATTATATAAGGCATCTTCGACCAGATGCGATTATCATACCAGCATTTCCGGATTGCGGCATCGATACAGAATATAATTGGTGTCTCACGGATCTTGATGTTCAAGAAACTCATGAATGGTTTACAGATAGAGGTAAGGAAAAATGGTTCGATCCTCGAGCAAATCACTTTACCCCAGATACTAATAACTGGATGTTAGCACATGTCAAAGGCCGATTGCGCGGCGAATTTATAGATTGGAATCCGTCCTTGACTCCTAGCTTTAAAACTAAGGAAGCGTTTGATGCGGCGTTATCTAGTTCTACGAACTAGCTGAACTGATTTACGTTTAACACGTTTAAGAGTCAAATTCATTAAGTTTACAACTGGGCCTAATAATACTCTAACATCTTTACTGTTAAATGTCTTAACAGCGTAGTGGAATGGATAAATCTGTTCCCTACAAAAAATGTTAATAGGGAATTGTCTATTTGATTCCCACCACCAAACTTCGCCAATTTCTAAAAAAAGTGTTTTTTCTTCGGGAGTTTTAATAGCATTAAGATCGTAGAAACTAGTAACAAACTGGTCTTGGTTAATAATGATGCCCACGTATTCTTCTGTGCCGTAGTTAATGACACTAATAAAGGGTAGGTTTTGTTCTATGTTGTCTCTTAGTTTTGCCATAAATAGTATATAAAGGTCCTGCGAGATGCAAAAAATATCAAGTTATTTATATCCAAATAGAGTACAGCTATTAGCCGATCTGGCAGGATTCACTACGGAGTATACAAACGTGTATCAGAGAACAGTAAAAATATATCAAGGCGTAGATAACGTCATAGAGTTCGACATTAAAAATGCCGACCAGAAACGCATTGAGCTATTAACTAGCCCTGTGATCACGCAACTTGAAATGAATGTTATGGATGCGTTGGGTAATGAATTGCCTAATAGTCCATATACAATTACACCACATGCTACCCTCAAAGGTATTGCTACCGCAGTAATTCCGTTGGATGATTTAAATGACCTAGACCAACAGTTCCTACGTTATAGTGTAACTGGATCGAAAGACAGTAATACTATTCCGTTGTACGCTGATAGTAGATTTGGGGTAGTTGGTACTATTGAAGTCGTGGGCAACGCAATGCCGGTATTCCGTGACGACAGGATATACAAAGATTTTACTGCCGAGATTGATCTTAAAGGTCATCCAACATATCATTCAAGCGCAATTCCTGCTACATTTTATGAGGCAGTCCCAACAGAGACATTATCATTTGAAGTTGTACTAAAAGGGTTTACTGGAAGTGTGTGGGTTGAATCTACACAGCAAAGTACAATTAGTGTTGAATCATGGAAAAAAGGCCCATATGTAGATTCTTACTCTTTTGACAGTTTCACCGGTTCATGGCAAAGCCTAGATAATGTAATAGGCGACTCTAAATATTTTAGAGTATCGTTTACTACACCATTGTCTAATGGAGTCGGTGCTAGTTTTTCAGTTACGCAAAACAACGGCAGTTATATTGTTGGTGTGAGATCGGGCGGTACTGGATATGCTGTCGGTAGCCAAATAGTTGTATTAGGTAGTTTATTGGGCGGCACCGACGGAATAAATGATTTACGAATCACAGTAGCTCAATTAGACAATCAAAGTGGTGGCGCATCTAGTTATGCTATCAGTTCGATAATTGAGGTAGTTGGATCGGGCGTTTCTGCTGTTGGCTCACATACTTACATAGTTACTGGAACTAATTATACCGGAACAGTTGACAGCATCATAGTAAGTTAAGTATAATAGTGCTATGAGTCTCATAGCCGACACACTTCAAGCACACTTACCTTCGAAACGAAAACACACTCCAAGCGGTTGGATTGGTTTCAATGCCCCTTGTTGTGACGACAAACGCCAACGTGGTGGCTTTATTGTTAATGCCGGAGATGCAGTAAGTTACCATTGCTTTAATTGCCAATTTAAGTGTAGCTGGCAACCTGGCAGAACGATTAGCCAAAAGATGAGCAAGTTCATGCGCTTACTCAATATGAGTGACGATATGATTAGTCAATTGCGACTTGAAGCACTTAGACTCAACGATAATTCAACTACTCAAATACAAAGTATTATACCTAAGTTTGAAGCTAGAGCATTACCAATAGACAGCGAACCAATAACCGAATGGACAAATAAGTCATCGGCGTTAATTGGCAAACTTGCGCCAATACTAAAATATCTTTCCGACAGAAATTTATACTTAGATGACTATCCGTTTTATTGGACTCCTAAGGTAGGATTCAGTAACAGGGTTATTATTCCGTTTTATAAAGACAATGTTGTTGTAGGATATACTGCCCGTGCGGTAGGCGATGCTAAGCCTAAATATCTAAGTGAACAGCAACCAGGGTATGTGTTTAATCTAGACAAGCAAACGGATGATAGAGAATTCGTAATTGTTTGTGAAGGCCCGTTTGATGCGATAAGTATTGATGCGTGTGCGTTACTAGGTGCCGAAATTAAAGACAGTCAACACTGGCTGTTGAAGCAATTAGGCAGAGAAATTATACTAGTTCCGGACAAAGACATTGCTGGCGCAGTAACAGTTGAACAAGCATTAGAATTTGGATGGTCAGTTAGTATGCCTGATTGGCCAGAGGGCGTTAAAGACGTAAACGATGCTGTGATAAAAATAGGCAGGTTAGCTACCTTATACCTAATTATATCAGCAAAAGAATCAAACAGTCTTAAGATTCAGCTTAGGGCAAAAAAATGGTTTAAGGATATGACATGAAAAGATTTATTTACTGGGTACTGACCCCTTATAGAAACTGGCAAGAAAATCGAGAATATAAAAAACGCATAGAAGAACTGCGTAAACGCGATCCATTTATCTACAAATAATTATGGCAAGATCAAATCCAGGCCATCGTGCCAAGGCAAAGAAAAAACAAGTTCAAAAACAACTTGATTTAGAAGCACGGATTAAAGAAGGTAATCTCCGCCATGATCTTCAATACGGATCAAATCCAGAGATTATTGAATATTATAAAACATATATTCAAGGAACAGGGATGAGACAGTCAAAATGATCTGCTGGGGAATAAACGCACTCAATCACGGAAGTAGTCTTGCTGTGTTTAACAATAGTAGATTACAAAGTTTACAGTCTAGTACTAAAGAAGATCTCCCGGGAGATTTTATCCGTAGTCAGTTGTTCATAGGTGCCCCAGATAGAATATTTTGGTATGAACGTCCTTGGGTAAAGAAGGCTAGACAAATCTATGCCGGTCAATATACCACTGCTCTAGACTTGTCAGTATTACCAAAAAAGAAATTAAAAGAGTGGAGTCTACATTATGCGCCAGTTACATATACCCCGCATCATGCTAGCCATGCCGCCGCAG